ATTTTAGAGTCGCAAGGCATGACTCCAGAAGAAGCGCAAGAATATTTTTACTACAATACGCAGGGCGCGTATGTTGGTGAGCAAACCCCAATCTTTCTCGAAAGAATATGAAACCCGAAGATCAGATCAAAACCTACCTAGAAGAATCAATGCGGTTCATCGAATCTGCAATGATATATATGACGCGTGACGATATAGGATATGCCGCCGACGAGATTGACATAGCTAACGAGAAGCTGATGCAAGCCTACGCTATTGCGCGTGAGTATTCAGACCTATGAGCCAAGAATCACAACTGCTGAAAGACCTGAACGAGTCATACCGCGAACTCGCTAGGCTATCCGAAGCTCTAGCAGAGATGCGGGAGCAGAGAGATGGACTGCAAGCGGAGCTAGAGGAGAACTACATCATCTCAGGACGCAGCGCGAATCGAGAATGGAAGCTCATCACCGAGCTTAACCAAGCGAAGAAGCTGGCTGAAGACTGGGAGGAATGCGCGAATCAATTCTTCTGGTGCGCTGGCAAGGACAAGACCGCAAGCTGGGAGCAGTTTGAAAAGGCTGCTACGACATACCAGTTCCTCAAGGATAAAGGCGCGGAATGCTGAAATCATTCTGGGATCATTCCGGCAAGCCGTCTGTATTCGTTGTGACGGAGGACGGCAAGGAGATTTATCGCGGCCCGTTCAAGGAGGGATACGAGTTGTTCTGTAATAAGAAAACCAAGTGTCCTCTGTGCAGTGAACCGAGATCGGAGTTTGATAAAGCTACGCATCACGATGTCGATGGGAACCCAGTAGTAATCGAGTCCTGCCGCTGGTGCGGGTCAACATTCATGTCGGAATCGCTGAACTCGATCTCTCCATCACTAAAGAAAAGTTGAGGTATAACGCAAGAGGTTATAGCTCGTGATTAGAATATGACGAATAAATCAAGCCATGCTTGAACTGCTGAATATAATCTAAACAAAAGTTTGACACTGCACCGACCGAGTGTAGGGTTGAAATCGCTGTAGCAATACAGCCGTCTGCGTAGAAACGGACGAAACGAAAGATTAAATCGACAACAATAAATATCATCCTTCGCTACGGAAATATTTCTACCCGACAATCAATCGGTCTTTCACCGTAGCGGGGGGTGGCCCCCTTTAAATTATGAATGTAGTAAAACAACCTAGACGCCTCTTCGTCCAAATGAAGAAAGCGGTATTGCGCGAAGATTTGATGGCAGTAACAAAAGACCTGACGCAGAGCATGGTTCTTAGCCAAATGTTGTATTGGACAAAGACGCTGGATCAAGTGAATCAGTTGATTTTTGAGGAGAACAAGAGGCTCGCAGAGGAAAGCCAACCGCAATGCGAATACAACTACGGATGGATATGGAAATCCGCTAGAGAGATGCGGGAGGATTTGATGATGGCGTTTACTGAGGACTCTATTCAGAAGGCATTCTCTGCATTGTCTGCTTGCGGACTCTTGATGAAGAGGAACAATCCAAAGGTTCGTTACGACAGGAAACTTCAATACAGGGTTGACCTACTTTTGCTGCGTAGAAAACTCAAGGAGTGCGGATGGGCAATGACTGATTTCGTGCTTTCAGACACTTACTCAGAGATCGAAACCATTCCGCCTATTACGGAATGCATTCCGCCTATTACGGAATGGAAACCGCCTATTGCGGAATCCATCCCGCCTATTGCGGAAACAATAACAGAGACTACTAATAAGATTACTACACATACACTACCCCCCAACCCCCTCAAGGGGGCAGTGAGTGCTAAGGCTTCTTTAGTTGTTGAGGACAAAGCTACCGATGGTGAATTTGAATCCTTCTATTCCTCCTATCCTAGAAAGGTAGCCAAACCCCAAGCGAAGAAAGCGTGGAGCAAAAACAAGTGTGTTCTAGCAGAAGTTCTACCAGCACTAGAGCAACACAAGAAAGGATGGAAAGACCCGCTATACATTCCACACCCTGCGACATGGCTGAACCAACGCAGGTGGGAGGACGAGACTATCGTTAAACAAGAGTCAACCTTTCAACAACCGCTCAACTCACCAGTCGAGACGATCAAGAACAACGAGTGGGTTGATGACTTCTGGACATGGCTACATCAAGACCAAGGCCGGGCCGACATAGAGCGTGACTACCTCGGAAGCGTAGAGGACAGATGGCTAGTCGAGTTCATCAAATCCAAGCAGGAATTATTCTAAAAAATTCTTTTATATTTTCTCTTGACCAATCAGAAAACCTGTCGAAATATTCAATACCTAGTGAACCCAAATACCAACCATGAAATACCACCTACAACTGACGCTCCTCTACATCAAGAGAGAGTGGCTAATGTTACAACTCATAACAATCGCAATAATGGACAACATCCTTTCCGCTATCCTGCCAAAAAAATGAAAACCAGAATCGCAATCTATGCACTCCTAGCTCTATCGTTCTACTTGATCGGCTGCGCTTGGGTGAATACAACCAAACCTAACATACAACTCTGCCCCCTCTGCAACAGGTGAAGTTGACTCTCAAGCCAGACGAGGTGCAAATCTGTCAGCTAATTGGTGGTATGCGTAGCCTTATTGCTCGTAGCAGTGGGGTGAAAGACGCCAAGATAGGAACCCAAGACGGAGCGGAAGCTGATGTAATGGGGTTCATGGCAGAATACGGGTTTGCAAAATTGATGAATATCTTTCCAGATTTAGGCTTGACTCCGCGAAGCGGATCGCCTGATGGGGTTATGCCCAGCGGAAACAGGTATGACATCAAGGCATCCAAGCATCCTAACGCTCGGTTGCTATCGTCGCTGAAAGTAAACCAAGACATTGATGTCTATGTCCTCTGCGTAGTCGATGGAGTGACCCTCGATTACAAAGGATGGGCATGGAAGCGTGACCTCATTAAGCAAGGAAACATAATCAACCTTGGACATGGAGAGGGGTATGCCTTGAATCAGGATTCCCTAACAAAGTTTAACGAAAAATAAGAAAACAAAAAATGAAAGACACAGGACACTACTACGACATCAACGGCAAAGCAGTCTTTGAAGTTCCAAACAAATCCAAGGGCGGTATGCGCCCAACAACGCTGAGAGATTGCCGAACACTAAATTTATATCCAAGTGTTACGACGATCTTCAAATGCCTAGCATCTCCAGAACTGGACCGCTGGAAACAGCAGCAGGTTCTGATGGCAAGTCTCACACTCCCTCGCAACCCAGACGAAAGCGACGAGGACTACTGCTCCCGCATTATGACTGACGCCTTCAAGCAAGTGGAGCAAGCGGCAGACCTCGGAACTCAGATTCACAAGGCACTAGAGATGCACTTCCAAGGCGAGGCATACGACCCCGTGATGGAAGAGTATGTCGCACCAGTTAAGAAGTGGGTCGAGCATAACCGAGTCAAGTTTTTGCAACACGAACTTCGCTTGGTAAACCCCGAAGTCGGCTACGCAGGAACAACAGATGCTCTCATCGAGAAGGATGGAGTGCTGTATGTGCTGGACTACAAGTCGAGAAAGACCAAGCCGCAATACGAGATTGAACCTTGGTCGAAAGAACCAATGCAGATCGCGGCATACGCCAAAGTCGCAGGAGCAAAGCGAGGCGTGAACCTATACATCTCAACAACAGAACCCGGCAGGATCGGCGAAGCGTGGTATGACGAGAAGGTTCTCGACTCAAACTACGAAGCATTCACCCATGTCTGCAAATACTGGCAGTTCGCAAACAAGTATTCTCCAAAAAAATCTTAAAATTTATTTTGACACAACCGATATTCCTAGTAGAATAACAGCCCAATGAACACACAATCAGAAAACATCGGCGACCTCGCAGCCGCTCTGGCAAAGGCGCAAGCGGAGGTTGGAACCGTCCACAAGGATTCAGCGAATCCATACTTCAAGTCATCCTATGCTAGTCTCGCAGCGGTATGGGAAGCCACTCGTCCTATCCTTTCCAAGCACGGGTTGAGCATCGTTCAGCTTCCGTCACACGACGAGGCTGGGTATTATGTTGAGACCATGTTGATGCACGGGTCTGGTCAATGGATCAAGAGCCGGACATACATGAAGCCAGCGAAGGACGATCCTCAAGGCATCGGTTCGCTCATCAGCTACGCTCGGCGGTATGCCCTGCAAGCTGTCACGATGGTATGCCCAGATGACGATGACGGAGAGGCGGCAATGGGTAGGAATAACAACGCTCCACAAAAGCCCGTAGAATCGCCGAAGCCTACCGTTAAGGTAGAGCCAGCCAAGCCAGTAGAAAAGCCAGCTACAGAGGCTCCTAAAGCAAAAGAAACGGCATCCAAATTCAACGGAGAGAATCACCAAGCGTTATTCCAAGAATTGATGAAAGCTGGATACACTCCCGAAGAGTTTATCGGCGCCTGTCACTTCGCTAAAGACGAGCGTATTCCAGCAAAGGCTAAAGACTTTTACAAGATGTCAGACAATACGGCATCTCTATACCTCTTCGATGGCATCGACGCCATCAAGAAAAACATCATAGCTTACAAGGCTATTGCAGAATAACACCAACCAAATCAATAATATGGCTAAAGAAAACAGCGGATTCCTCTCGAAAAACAAATACAAAAAAGAGGAGAAACACCCAGATGTGAAGGGTAAAATCAATGTCAACGGCAAGGACTACGAGATTGCTGGATGGCAGAAGACTAACGAGCAGGGTTCCTACTACTCGCTCAAAGTTTCCGAACCTCGCGTTAAAGAGGAAGCATTCTAATTTGTCATAGGCGACAGGAGGGGGCTGGTTTTTCATGGTTCCCCAGCCTCCTCCAACTCCTACAAACTATATGGAATACCTAGTCCTGACCAAGCCGCTCAACAAAGAGCATTACGACTTCGCCAAGTTCTTTCGTGACGAGGATGAAGTAGTCGAATACATTCGCGCAACTCCGCACGAAGGGTTCCAACGGGACATTAGGGTTATTTCTGGAGACAACTGCAAACAGACAACAGACTTCGACGACGAAGATTTGCTGGATACCTATGTTGAGCTAACGGCTATCGCCGAACACACAAATGAAGAAGTTGAATAACAACAATACTTTCCTTGGACTTTACCTTCCTGCTACCTGCAAGAAGAAGCTGGAGACTCTCGCAAAGTCCCAGCAACGATCAGTTTCCGGCCTTGTTCGCGTTATTGTCGAACAATACCTGAATAAAAAACTAAAATAAAACCTAAATACCTATGACACAAACACTCAAGGGGTCATTCAATACCCCGAAAGGCATGATAACCCGCATGGATTTAGCAGAAATGCTGTCCATCAAGCACAAGACTGATGTTAAGACGGCACTCAAACTCATTAAGTGCTGTGAGCAGGACGACGAGATCGACGAGGATAGTCCAGCAAACCACTTTGAATTGCTGGAAGAAGCCTGTGCCATTCTTGCATACGACAGAGGTGAGATCGACGCGAAAGAACTAAAGTTCTCCATCGTTAAGGCAGAAGCACAACTCGGCACAGAACAAAGCATCCTTGAAGCAGCCGTAAACACAGGTATGCACAATGGATATACTGCCCTCGCAGAGAAGTATGATTTTGCCAACCTAACGCAGTTCGTTCCGAAGGCTGGCGTTATCCCTTGCCCAGAGGATTATGCCGCAGCTATCGGCCTCGGTGTGGATATGTCCAGCAAGGGAATGTGGATCGCTGGTGAAGGTATCCGTCACCTTTACGCACTCGGTTTCGAGAATGTTGTTACGCAGATCGCCGCATCTCTCAAGCTGTCTTACTCTCATGTCAGCGGCTGGCATCGTGCAGCCCAGCGTGTTCCTTTGAAGTATCGCAGTGAGATTTCTCCGACCGTAGCAGTCGAGATTGCATGCTCTAAATACTCTGATGACGAAGCGACCAACAACAAGAAGGTAATCGAACTCGTAGAGCAAGCCTGCAAGGAAGGCTGGACTGCACTAGAAGCTCGTAGTCATGTCCGCATGGAACAAGGCAAGGAACCGCTTGCAAAGACTCCTAAAGGCGCGAACTCATGGGTAGGAGACATGGGCGGAACAGACGAACTGCTGATCCTAGCTAGCCAATGGAGCATTGGTGGAGGTGCGGGAGAGTTGGATCAATACCACTTCATCGGGAAACTGGTGAAGATTTTCAACCGCTTGAAGGTTGAAACGCAATCCACAATCCGCCTTATCATCAATGACCGCATGAAACAGCATCATAAACTGGAAGAGTCCGGCCAAGCTGGATTATTCGACGAAGACACAATGCAAGACCTACTAAAAATCGCTAAATAATATGGAAGAAGAAAATCAAATCGTATCTCTTAAAGAGATCGCAGACGGAATCCAAAAAACTATCGACCTCAACGACAGCAATCTTGAGGATAAGGACGGAACACCACTAGGCTTCCAGTTCCCGAAGCAGATCGTCGAGAAGCTGGACGAGGCTCGCTTTCTTTGTCTCTTGACTGATGCTTACCTAACGACATTCGGTGAGTTCTTTGAAGGTGACATGAGCATTACGGCATTCCTTGAGAAGCTGGACAAAGCCAAAGCCGCACTCAAATGAAGATCGCGCTTATCGTATTGGCAGTTTTCCTTTCTGGATGCAGCACAATCAAGCAAGCGAAGACTGATTTCCATAACTTCAAGAGGACAATGACATTCAACTTTGGTCAGCCAGTTGTGTATAAAGACAGCGTATTCTAATGTTCACGCAGAACGCTTCTGTTCCACAACACATCTACGGATGCGTCCATAAGGACATTCTGCATGGGCTGACAGGCGTGAAGGGCTACGAGCCTTGCGTAATTACAGGCATAACCTCTGTTCCGAGCAGAGCGTTTTACTTCTCGATCCTTTGCGAAAGCGGAGCGCAATGGGCAAGGATACCGATCCACTACCTGCATCACGAAAAGCCAGACCCCGAACGGCAATGGTTCTGGCAGGCGCATGACCTTCAGTTGTGGGATGCGATGGGGTGGGATTTCTCGGTTGTGCAATACAACTACTTCCGAGAGATGGCTTGCACATTCAGAACTAGATCAGGCAAGGACATTCCTGCGAGGTATTGGTTTACATTAGATCACACAGACAACGGGTTCTCTCTATGTCCAAGTCAGCACAAATGCTACCACATCCTGCTATTAGATGACGGGTCTGGGCAGATTGCCGCCATGCCTAACAATAGAATCGTATGGAATGATCCATCATTTTGCCGTGGAGAGTTGCCCAGATACAAGGTGATGCCGAATAAGACTTGGCATTGCGAGAGATTTGATTTAGAAAATCCTCAAGACACAGCCATTACACAAGATGCCTAAACGAAAGAACGGAGAACTGACAGAGGGAGAGAAGCGTTACTGCATGGAGAGAGTCCGAGGCAAGTCGCTCGCTAAAGCGTACGAGGCATCTGGATATGCCGCAACACACAGCAAGTATGCGGCAATTCGTGGTGCAAAGATCGAGAACAGACCTCATGTTCAGAAGTATATGGAGGAACTGAAAGAGTCTGTATGGGTGCAGAACGCAATGTCGATAGCAGAGAAGCGTTCCCTGCTCGCTGATGTGGCAAGAGCAAAGCCAGCGGACATAACCGAGGAGAGTCCTATTGCAAGTCTGTCTGTGGATGGAGAGGGAAACCGCAGTCTGCAAGGCCCGAAGGTTGGAGATAAGCTAAAGGCAATCGAGTTGGATAGCAGGTTATCTGGTGAGTTATCTGGTGATGATTCCAAGAACCAAGTTTTAATTCAGTTGGTCAATGATAGGCTGGAAATCCCTAGCCTAGACGCGAAGGAGGTGAATCACATTGAAGAGTAAAGGTTTGTATGCTGCGATCCACGCCAAGAGGGAACGCATTAAAGCAGGTTCCGGTGAGCGTATGCGTAAGATTGGAAGCAAAGGC